CTTCATCGCCGGCCTGGTCTACGACTACTCGTCCAACGACTTCAAGATCCTGCAGATCACTCAGAAAACCCTGATGGATCAGCTCTTCAAGTTCATCTCGGACGACGACTACGGCGACCCCACCGGCTACGACATCAAGATCAGCAAAACCGGCGAAGGCAAAAAGACCGAGTACTCCTTGGTCGCCGCCCCGCCTAAAGCCATCAAGGCTGACATCCAGCAGCGCTTCGACGAGCTGAAGTGCGACCTCAACCGTCTCTTCGACGGTGAAGACCCCTTCGCTGAGGCCTCCGTCTGATCGCCCCGGGGGAGCTCACCGCTCCCCTTTTCTACTCCGCACGCTATGGACACCACTCAGCTACTCGGGCGCAACATCCGCTTCCACCTGTTCCGCACCCGGCTGACCCTTCGCGATGTCGCCGAGTCCTCCGGCATCTCCTCCTATTCCCTCGGCCGCATGGCCAGCGGCAAAACCAAGCTGATCGACCCCAACGTTCTCACCGATCTCATGCGCGTCTTCAAATGCGACGCCAACGCTCTTCTACTTCCCATCGAGGGCGTCCCCTATGACGGTTGACGCTATCCGCGGCCTCCCCAAGTACGAACCAGTCCGATCCCACGAGAACGGCGACCGCAGCTACTCCACCCCGCTCGGCTCCTGTAGCTCTGTCACCACAATCCTCAGCAACACCCGCGACAACACCGGCCTGCAGCAGTGGCGCGAGTCCGTCGGTGAAGCCCGCGCCGACTTCATCTGCAACCTCGCCAGCTTCCGCGGCACCCGCCACCACGACGCCATCGAGCGCTACCTCCTCGACGGCACCGAGCCCGGCTTCGACTTCCTCAACACCCCCTACTGGAACAGCACCCGCAGCTTCCTCGATCGCATCCGCCGCCCCCTCGTCTGCGAAGGCGCCATCTATCACCCACTCCGCTACGCCGGCACCTTCGATTGCATCGCCTACCTAGACGACGACGGCGAACAACCATCTCTTCTCGACTGGAAAACGGCTGACAAGCTCCGCAACCCAGCAAAGATGTACGAATACTCGCTGCAAGTTGCTGCTTATACCGCCGCTGCTAACTACGTCTACAAGCCGCAAGGCTTAAACATAACCCGCGCACTAATTGTCGTAGCCATCCCCGACGAAACCCCTCAAATAGAGGAGCTCTCCCTGCGCCAACTCAACCAATACATGAAGCACTTCGAGGCCCGCATCAAACGTTTCACCCGAGCCCGCACATGAGTGACCACACACCCATCCACGCTCTGGTCAGCAACGTCATCGGTGGCTCCCTGATGGTGCAGCACGCCCACGCACTGGACATCAACGCCGAACTGCTTGACAACCCCGAAAGCCCCGAGGCCTTCGAGATCTACCGCAAACTCACCGCCCACCTCGGCCTCGACTTCGAAGTCGCCGCTTCGCACGTCCTCGGTTCCCTAACCGCTCTACTCATCGACGACGAAGTCAAGGCCTACAACATCAAATACCTCGCCGCTTCCCTCTGGAAGGTCCTCGGTGACCCCGCGCAAAACGGAAGCGAACCGCCACCCATCTACCTCGAGGCCGCCAAGGCCATGTACGCCTGGACCCTCACCCTTCTCCATCCCACCTTCATCCCCCGCTGATCATGCTCATCGGCCTCTACTCCCCCGCCGCCGGCAGCGGCAAATCCTCCATCGCCGACCACCTCGTAACCCACCACGGCTTCACCCACCTCAGCTTTGCTGAACCGCTCAAAGCAATGATCAGCACGCTCCTGCTGGACTTCGGCTACACACCGCAGGACGCACACCACCTCACCCACGTCGCCAAGTCCGCTCCCCTCCCCGAGCTCGCCGACAACGTCGACGCCCGCCACCTGCTCCGCACCCTCGGCACCGAGTGGGGCCGCGAATGTGTCCACCCCGAGCTCTGGCTTCGCTGCTGGACCATCCGCTACCTACGCCTCCAACTCCAAGGCACCGAGCGCGTTGTCGTCGACGACATGCGCTTTCTCAACGAAGCCGCCCTGCTCGACCGCTTCGGCGCCCACCTCTGGAAGGTGACCCGCCCAGGCACCGAGCGCTCAACGAGCCACGCCTCCGAAGGCGGTCTCGATCACATCCGCCTCATCAGCGACCCCGACAACGACTGCTCCCTCTCGTTCCAACACCTCATCGAGAACGATGACACCCTCGACGCGCTCTACAGCCAAGTAGACGACGTGCTCGCTTTCGACTACTTCTCCGAGGTCGTATGAGCTCCCTATCCGTAGACGATCTGCGTGCCCACGCCACACGTGTCGAAGATCACATCGCCGCAGTCCTCAACGACTTCAGCGAAATCACCGGCGTAACCGTTGAAGCTTTAACGATTACTCCAGCTTCCACCGCTGATTCCTTCAGCGCCACATACTACGTTCAGCTCAAAATTGCCCTCTAGTGGATCAGCACCTCGCCACCGTCCTCCCGCAGTACATCCGTCTCGCGACCAGCGCGTCTGCTGAAACCGTCCGCCGCAACCCCGTAACCGGCCCCTACAGCGAGCTCTACTTCAAAATCGCTCGCCAACACGGCCTCGCCCACGCCCGAGCCTGGCTCCTCGGATCCCTCGTCCGCGACCTGCACAGCGCTTCCGCTAGTTGATCCGCGATGTCGGACCTCATCTCCCAGTACCTGAGCGACATCGCGCGTCACCCAATCCTTTCCCGCGAAGCTCAGCTACGCCACGCTTACCGCATCCGCGCCTGGGTCGACTACACCCCGCCAGGCTCCACCGAGCCCGACCGATCCGCCGCCCCTGAGCGCATCGCCCGCCTCGGCAAGCGCTCACTGGACATCATGGTCCGCACAAATCTGCGCCTCGTCGTCCACATCGCCAAGCGCTACCAGAACCGAGGCCTCGAGCTCAGCGACCTCATCCAAGAAGGCAGCCTCGGCCTCATCCGCGGCATCGAGCTCTTCGATCCCACCCGCGGCTACGCCTTCAGCACATACAGCTACTGGTGGATCCGCCAATCCATATCCCGCGCAATCTATAACTCATCCCGCACAATACGCTTACCAATAAACGTACAAGATCTTGCTACCAAAATCAAACGCCTAACACATACTTTCGCCTCCGAGCACGGCAGACCCCCCACAGTCGAAGAACTCGGCACCGAGCTCGACCTACCCCCCGAGCGCATCACAGAGACGCTAGTCAGCTGCACCATCACCGACTGCGGCTCCCTCGACTCCCTCTGCCAGCTCTCCGACGCCTCACTGCTCGACATCCTCACCACGGACAACCCCACCCCCTCTGAAAGCCCCGAGCTCACGCTCTCCCTCACCGAGCGCGAAGACCTCCTCCACCGCGCCCTCTCCACCCTCGATCCAACGCAGCTCCTCGTCGTCCAAGCGCTCTACTTCCAGCAGCGCAGCCGCCATCAGCTCTCCGAGGAGTTGGGCATCTCCCGCTACTGCATCTCATCCATCTACAAAAAAGCGCTCCACAAGCTCCGAATCGAGCTCGCCTATAGCTGGGAAGCCTTTAACGAGTAGCGTTATTAGCACCAAAAAGCCCGTACATTCATATACATTTTTTCTAGCCCAGGATGTGTCATATTCCCCTTTAGCCCAGTCTCACTGCGACGCAAGGCGAGACCAAACTTGCGACACCATGAGACTCATGCCCCTCAGGTGCGACGCATGAGACTCACTGGGGTGGCTTGACGGCTGGCCGACGCCATGCCAGACTGGCTTCACGCGCGCACATCATGCGCGTTTCCGCTTGCCCTGGCAAGCGGTCCTGCCTGCCGGCTCGCGTCTCATGAGACTCAGCCAGATGGCTTGACCGGTTGCCGCCCTTGTGCAATGCTCTATGGCATCGGGGCACAGCCGCCCTGCGGAGCCTAGGCCTCAGGCCAGCTCCCCGCGGCTGCGCGCCGATCCCCGCTCCGGCGGGGGGCTTGACGGATCGCCCGATCTGTGCAAGCATTCTCTCAGTTGATCGAACCATCAATGCCTTAACGCGATAGCGCAGCCGATGAAGCGCGGCCGGCCGGGCGGATCCCGGAGCTATAGCAGCAGTGCGCCCAGACTGACTGGGCGCTAGCTCTTGCACCTCACGGACGGCCTGTTCGGATCACACCGAGCACGAGGAC